AGAACATGGGAACAAAGTAGCAAAGGGATTTGCAGCAGGCACCGCATTTTCACAGATAAAAGGCTACGCAGCTAGAACAATAAAAAAACATGGTAAGAGCAATGCTGCAAAATTTAAAAAATACAAGGAACACAATTAATGTCTTTCTTAGATAATATACTTAATAGAGTTCGTTCTGGTGCCATTAGAATGGCACAGAGGACTCATCGTCCCCGCACGGAGCCTCCCACTCCAGCTTATCAAGCTGTTTCAGCAAGATTAAAAAAAGAAAACCCTATTGCATTTAAAGATTCAGAATTGAAAGATAAAGGATACGCTGGACTTTCTAATTTAGAAAAAATAAAAATGCGAGATAAAATAAGAAAACAAGGAGATGAAGTGTTTTCTTCTGGTTCTAGCACTGGAAAAGAAATGTTAGATGCTTTGCGTAGAGGAACTGCCGCATCAAGAGAAACACAAGGTATCACATATGGTGATAGGGACGCTGACATTTTAAAAGCTAGAAAAAAAAGACTAAAAAGGAAACAAGCTGTTGTGCAGGGTAAGGGGGGTAGATCTGATTCCATTCCGGGGGAAGATGACGACTTTGGGGCAGGAGTAGATGATTCAACTTATTACGGCAGCATAGCAAAATTAATTAGAGAATCTTTCCAATTAAACGAAAAGAAGCTATGTGCTAGAGGTAAGTCCGCTGCAAAGAGAAAGTTTTCCGTTTACCCCTCTGCATATGCAAACATGTATGCATCCGCTGTTTGTTCAGGTAAAGTAAAACCCGGTGGAAAGAAAAAATGATCAACGAAGACTTAAGAAAATGGGTTGCCGAAAAATGGGTTGATATCGGAGCACCAAAAAAAGGTGGGGGATTCAAACCATGTGGCAGGCAAGAGGGGGAAAAACGCAAGGGATATCCCAAGTGTGTTCCTCTTGCAAAAGCCCATTCCATGTCTAAAGGTCAAAGAAGATCAGCAGTCAAAAGAAAAAGAGCAGCCGGAAACGCTGGTCCCAAACCTACCAATGTTTCTACCTTTGCTAGAAAGAACGAATCCATGAACATCTACGAGCAGATAGTAAATTTAATAAATGAAGTAAAGGAAAAAAAGGCAGGGAGACAAGAGCTTGCTGCTTACAAAGCAAGAAAAGGTGCAGAGGGCACTCCAGCCGAATCAGCAACAAGAGTTGCTCACCTCGCAGCTATAAGAAAAACAGCAGAAGCCAAGAAAAAAAGAGACGAAAGATTGGCTAAGAAAGGTATGACCCGCAAAGATGCAGAAGCAAAGGGTGTTCAAGAAAGATACAAGAAAAAAATAGTCCCCAAGACTCCTGACAATGTAGAAGATTCCATTCAGAGAATAGGTAATCTTATAACAGAAGTAGCAGCATGGCAAAGAAAAGAAGGAAAGAATCCTTCTGGCGGTCTAAATAAAAAGGGAGTAGAATCTTATCGTAGGGAAAACCCCGGTTCAAAATTAAAGACCGCTGTAACTACCAAGCCTTCAAAACTTAAAAAAGGTTCAAAGGCTGCTAATAGAAGAAAATCATTCTGCGCTCGGATGGGTGGGATGAAAAAGAGCAGAACATCCGCAAAGACTGCTAACAACCCTGATAGCAGAATAAACAAAGCATTAAGAAAGTGGAATTGCTAATATGAACTACATTCAAAGAATACATGATTTACTAGTTGAAGCTCAAATTAATGAAGCAAAAACAACTTTTTTATCACCTAAAACACAGGCTGCTGGTGTAAAGATGATGCGGTCAGGTGGGCATAAAAAAGCACAAAAGTTTTTGCATAAAGCCGCTAGTAAGGCCGGAACAAGTTTAATGCCGAAAAATCCCACCCCCGCACAGAGGGCAGGAAAACCCGGTAGTGCCCCACAAAATAAAGGAGGCAAACCCTCCGACACTATGCGGAAGCCAAGCTATTGATTTTTAGGAATTTAATATGAATCTATTAACGGACTTCTTTACATCAGACTCAGTACGAGTAATCAACGAATCTAAATCAGGTAATGGTTTGGTTCGTGTAGCAGGCATCTTCGGTAGAGCCGATGAGTTTAATAATAACAATCGTCGCTACAAAAAGTCCTTGTTGGAGCGGGAAATGACCAAGCTCACCCCGATGATAGCGGAGCGCAGGCTTCTTGGCGAGCTAGACCACCCTGAATATACATCAGTTAAATTAACTAATGTATCTCACTTGATTACAAAGTTAGGTTGGGACGGCAATAAATTAATAGGTGAAGCCGAATTACTTAATACTCCAGCAGGCAAGGTAGCACAGCAGTTAATTAAAGATGGTGTGCGTATTGGCATTTCCAGCCGTGGATTAGGTAGTTTAAAAGAATGTGAAGATACCCCCGGCAAGCAAGAAGTTCAAGAAGATTATAAAATGGTCACTTTTGACCTAGTTGCGGATCCATCCACAAGAGGAGCTTTCCCATCTGTGTCGGAATCCACACTATTATTAAAACAGAAGACTAAGCAGCAAGCTCTTCGGGAAAATGTATTTGTCACTCTACTTAAAAATAAGTTAGATTTAAAATATAAGCCCGAAGAAATAATTGAAGATGTCGATATTGAAGAGATAAGCAGGGCTGAGTCTTTATCTCGTGAAATAGATAAATTAATCAATCGTTACAAAAAATAAAAAAATCTAAGGTTTTTAAAATAACCTTATTAGATAAATATAGGTCCTAGGAGTATTTATGACAGAAATAAAATCAATTGCAGAATTATTACCTGAGGGATTGTCAGAAGAGACAGTAACTCAAATTGCCGAACTAGTTGACTCGGTAATCAAAGAAGAAGTAAACGAAAGAGTTAAATTACTAGAGGCCAAAGTGAAAGGTTTCTTGAGAATGGAAATACAGTCCATCAAGGAACACGCACTCAAGGAGTTGCAAGAAGAGAGTGAAGTTTATCGTAATGCTCAACTCTTTGAAAGCATCAAGTCTTTAATGGCACTTGAGTTGTCTGAAAAAGACGAAAACAATGCAATCGCGGAAGTAGTTCGTGAGCAATCTGAAGTCGAAGAAGAAAACGCTGTTTTGGTAGAAGAATTAAACTCGGCTTCAAAGCAAATTGATCAATTAGAAAGAACAATAAAACTACTTTCCAAGAAAAATAAAGCATTGGAAGAACAAACAATACAACTTGAATCTGAGGTCAATGAACTAAATGAAATGAATGATCTAGAATTCAAGTCATCTGAAAAGGCAGTCATGATTGCCGAAGAGATGAAAAATACTCCGGTTAAGAAAGAGTCTAAGGTAAACAACCAGTTCTTAACTGAAAGTGTTATGGCCCTAATGCCAAAAACTAAGTGAGGAAAATTATGTCCGATTCATTAACAAATCTTAACCACAACAAATTAGTTGAAAAGTGGTCACCAGTACTAGAAGGCATTAGTGACCAGTACACAGCTAAGGTCACTGCGATTCTTCTAGAGAATCAAGCCAAGAGCATCGTTGCAAATCAAGTCAACGAAGAGGTATCACAAGGTGCGACGACCACTGGTCGCCTAGGCACTTTCCAAAAGTTCGCCTTCCCACTCGTTCGTAGAGTGTTCCCTGAATTGATCTTCAACAAGATCGGCTCAGTTCAGCCTATGGAAGGTCCAGTATCGCAGATCTTCTACCTAGGTTCTGCTCGCCAGTACGGTACAAATACTCCACAAACCCTATTTAGCAAGTACAACTTGACCTATCGTGGTCAAACTACTTCAGCTATTGGTACAGTTGGAACACTAACCACCACAGGCACTGTTAACACAAGTGCATTGTATGGTAGTGCAAATGGTGCAGGTACTTTAGGTACAGCATCAACTACTTATGGTGGTCAGATTGCCATGTGGCCTACAAATACCACAATGCTTGGATGGTCTGTTTCCGCTGGCGAAAGATTAGACGGAACAGGAATTCCTGAACTTAACATTAGCATCGAGCAGCAGCCCGTCGTTGCACGCACGAAGAAAATGCGTGCTCTCTGGACAATCGAAGCTAGCCAAGACCTCAAGGCATATCACAACCTCGATCTTGAGCGTGAATTGACTGAACTCATGTCCAAGGAATTGGAACTCGAAATTGACCGCGAACTACTAGAAGACATCCGTGGTATTGCCTACAATATTAGAAATACCGTTGGGAATGCTGTTGGTGGTTGGGTTCCAAGTTCACTAGACAATACAACTAACTCAAACAACTTTGGTGCTCTAGGTGGAACAGGCCCAACAGGGGAAACCACTTCATTCACCCCCGGAGCATTTACTTATGGTCAGGGCACAATGCCTGCTAATGATTTCGGTGATAGCAGAAGCAATGTCTTCGTAGTTGATTTAACAACAACAGCACTAAACTATGCACCACAGCATGCTGGTCATGTCTATGCTAACCTCTTAGCAGTCATGAACTTTGCATCACAAGACATCTACAAGACCACACACCGTGGCCCCGGTAATTGGATTATAACATCACCCCTCGTTGGTGCAATGTTGGAATCCGCTGCCAAGCTCGAAGGTGGTATTGGTCCCAAGACTGAAGGCATCACAAACATGGGTGCCAACAAGATTGAATATCGTGGTAAGTTCGCTGGTAAGTACGATCTCTTCATCGACCCACTCTGGCCTGAAGACGAAATTTTGATGGGATATAAGGGTGGAAGCCCAATGGACGGTGGATTCGTTTACTGTCCATACATCCCAATCGAAGCTCTACCAACCATTACGGACCCTGATACCTTCCAACCAAGAAAGGGTATCTTGACCCGTTACGCCAAAGCAGCAGTTCAACCTGCTAATAGATTCTACAGAGTCATTAGACTAGTTGGACCTGCCGCAACTTACCTCTACACACCATTCGTTAAGACAACTAATCCTAGCTGAGTGAGTTAATAGTTAATTTATGAACCAGAGAGAAATAAAATCTCTCTGGTTCTTTTATTGATCTATATAACATAGAGAGGTTTTATTTATGGGCGGTATAATTAAACCAAAAATTGATACTTATGGTAATAGTTTTGCTATTCCTTATGGGGATTTAGTAGATACTTCTAAACCTAATGGGGAAATAAACTACGACGAGTTAAATAAAACCACATTACAAGATAATATAGAATTTACTAAATTTGAAGAATCAATTAAATCTTTTATTCTTGGAAGATTAGGTTACCCCGTGATTAGGGTTGAGTTAAGTGATTTTCAAATTAAATCAGTAATTGATGAGGCAGTAACTAAACTAGCAAATCATGCTCCTTTTTGGGCAACACAGTTCATATCGTTCAAAACAACTGCTGGAGTCAACATATATGAGCTTCCTAAGTATGTTTTGGATAATGTTCAATATGTTGTATACAAGAAGGATTTGATTGGCGTACCGGGAATGGGACAAAGTTTAGAACAAGATTACTTTTTAAAATATTTCCAACAAAACTTCTTGTTCAACGATTTTAGCATCGGTGAATTTAATCTTCTGCAAATTAGTTTGGAGATGATGAGGAAGATCTTAGGTCAAGATGGTTCATTCGATATAGTAGATAATAAATACCTACAAATCTATCCTGTTCCAGCAACAACCGATCAATCAGTAATCGTGCAGTACAGAGCACTTAATTCCGATACAATCCATCCTGCGTACAAAGTTTTTATACAAAAATATGCACTTGCTCTAGCCAAAGGAGTGCTAGCACAAGTTCGGGGCAAATACAAAACACTTCCGGGACCCGGAGGTGGTGCTCAACTGAATGGCGACTTGTTGGCGCAGCAAAGTGAGAAAGAATTAGAATTGCTTGAAAAACAACTCTTGTCTGAGTTTGAAGAGCCACCTAGCTTTACTCTATACTAATGAATAAAAATTTCAAAACTAATGTCAATATTCCAGAAATAGAAGTTGTTAATACTGACAGCGAATTAAGTTTATTTGATAGAAATAATCCTGATATTAATTTATTTAATTTAGTGGATGAAGAGAATATTCGCTTATCTGGCTCTAAGTTAAATTACTATAAATTCATGTCTTCCAAGGCTCAGTATGATGAAGTGTACATGGAACAAAGAAACAAACCTATCACAAATGCAGGGGTAATTGTATATGGGCATTATGATCCAAAAGTAATAGAGGAACCTTTAAATCAATTTGGGATAAATCTTACAAACGATCAAATATTTACATTTAACAAATCTTATTTAGATAAAAAATTAGGTAGATCGCCAATCGTCGGGGATATCATTGAACCTCATTTTCAGAAAATAAAATACGAAATATTTGAAGTTCAAGAGGATAGTTTTGAATCTTACGGGGTATACCATTACATTTGCACAGCCAAGGTCTTGCGTGATTCTAGCGATGTTCAGACAATGAAACTTTCTGATGTTGCAGATGACATAGGAGGAAGATCCTTATGACAGAGTTCAGCAATAAATTAGAGTTCGTAGAAAGCCAATCTCTACAATATAATGTTTTACCCCCCGCTAGGTCTTCAACTGCGTTTATTCGAGATTTAATAAAAAAATCAAAGTCCAAAAGAACAAAAGTTTCCTTTGTCTACAAAGAACTACTCAGATCTGTAATTAATACTTTTTCTGATTATTCAATAATAAATGATGAAGAACAGGTAACTGGGGTAAAGTGTATTTTTGCAAATCCCGAGCGTGCTGTAGCAAAATTAACACAAGAAACAAATTTAATCCTCCCGATAATTTCCATTAGCCAACCTAGATCTAAAAAAGACAACAAGCGGCAAAGATACGGACCTAACATTTATTACGAAAAATATTGGGATGAGAAAAAACAACGGGCTATTCGTGTCGTTAGTTTGGTTGATTCTCCGATTGAGGTTGAATATGAATTAACTGTTTGGGCAAAGTACAAAAATGACTTAGATCAAATAACAGAACAAATTCACTTACACTTTAATCCAGATATATCAATTACAACAAACACTTCAAATGTAATTAAATTGTTTTTATTAGAGGAAGCGTCTGATTCTGATTTGGTTTTATCTGATAGAGAAGACAGAATTTTAAAACGGGTTTTTACCCTCAACGCAAGCACATATGTTCCTAGCCCGAAGTTCTTGGTAACATCGACAGGTAAGATAGAAGAGTTTAATTACGAGGTGGAAGTAACCAAGAGGATAGTATGATCAAAGGTCTTATTGAAATTTATAAAGACGATGGTAACTCGATAGAAAAGATTTACAGTGATAATAATTTAATTACTGTAGGACTTGGATATAGTCT